CATCGTTTGCCACGTCTTTGTTGCTGGAGTGATACGCCTTTCTGGCCTCCGCGTCACTTCTCTGCCTATTGACGGTGCACGCCCTGACGTAACTTGTGCCTCCGCCATCTTGGTGGACTCAGCCGCCGATTGCGTCTCATATGTTGCGATACTCTCCGCGCGGGCCTTGAACTTGCGCCTAAGCAACGTTGCCGCTACAGCCGCTATTGTCCGGTTATCAGTTGCCCCGCCTTCTTCAATCTGCATCGCTCTGGCTTCAGCAATTGCCTCAACCATCTGACGCTCATCTGTCTGCGAGATTATCTCAGCCTGACCTGCGGACCGCGATTCCCTGTACTCAAGCAGGGCAAGTGCAAGTAGCTCCTGCGCCCCGTCGTCGTCTTCTGACTGTTTCCTAAGTATGACAGGGGCGAAGGCCTTCACGGTGCCAGAGAAAACACCTTGAACGCGCTCATAATGCTTAAGGAGAGCGCCTCGCCAGCTATCCCGATACCTGTCTATCCTTGGCGGGTTGCCTGTCGCGGAAACGCTGATAGCAAAGCCACGCACGACTTGGCCGTGTACGCTGGCGACTTCTCGCCTAAATGTACGTTCCAGCCTTAGCTTGTCGGCCAAGTCCTGCGCTGCTCGGCTAGGCATTGTCTTCACCCTGCTCAGAATCACGTTCAATCAGCGCGCGCGCCTCTTCCTCGGCGGTCGTCGCGTTGTCGTCCGTGAAAATATCCTGCCCCACTGGGACAAGATTAGCCGCCTGATAGAGAGTGTCTCCGCCATCGATCGGTTCACGATTAGGCATACCCTCGCGAATTTCGTTGATGGTCTCCACGCCAAGCTCTTTGCGCGCCTTGAGTTCGTCAACTCTGCGACGTCTCAGCGCGCGAATATCTTCTTCGTTATATGCCAGACGGATTTTTCGCGGGTCTTCCCCGAAGCGGGGCATCAAGAACATCGAGAGCGACGACAAAATTTTGTTTACAGCCGGGAGAACTGCGAAATCGTACAAATGGGCGACAGCGCTTTCCATGTTGTTGAACGTGCTTGCCTCGCTACTAATGAGGGGGAGAGGAATCTTGTACCGATTATACACAGCCCGAGAGGCTGCCTCATCGAGTTTTGCAAAGTCCATATCCCTATTGCTACCGCTGACAGGAGAAACGGCCGTACCGCCGTCAACAACAGCTATTTTGCCAGCGTTATCCGCCCCTGCAAGCTGCTCTTTGATGGACTGCACCCGTGCGTCGAATTCTTCTTGCGATGTGCTCTCGCCCTCGAATGATACAACCATCGTCGGGCGCGCTCCGTTCTCAAGGAGCTTAACATTGTGGATGCGCCCCCGAATCTGCTGATAGACGTCGAGGCACACAGCCTTGAGCGGGGAATCACCGCACGTACTGGACGACTTTGAAGAGTAGCCGCGAATCTGCCAAAGCTCGCGCATTTTGCCATTATAATACCTGTAGCCAAGCCCACGGACATACTCTTGCGTATAATTGCCTTTTGCGGGGCTACCATCAGAAATGAGATACCTCATAGGGTATCCGTCATTCATTCCGCTGGTAACGTTCACAATTGACGGCTTGACGGCGAATAGCTCAACAGGCGGGCGAGAGACTGTGCCCCCGGCGTATACAAAAGTATCATGCGTGAGGAGCCAGTTACGGGCTAACTCGCCAATGAGGTCAGAATATGACTCGTTGCGGTCGTTCGGGTTGCGAAGTAAATCTAGGATGGGGTGTGAATCGTCAAGTGTGCCGTCTGCGGTGCTCACGACAGGGTGGATCTGCTCTACTTCTTGCGCAATAATATCTACCGCAGTGGCAACCGCGCTCGACTGCTGATACATGGCAAGGGCTTGCGCTCCGGACAAGGACTGACCATCGCCAACGCCACCGTGGTATAGGAAGTTGTAAAACGGCGAACCGGACTGAATGTGAAGCTCCCTCAGCCCCCCAGTACCAAACGCGCCGCTTTTAGACTCTGGTCGGAACCAAGAGCGAAATTTTTTGAACATGTAACACGACTCGCATTTTGAATTACGTAATTGGTGTTACGGTTACACTATCGTGTGTTACCGTGTCAACCTCATTGCCCAGCCGCCATAAGTGGGGTATAGTTGTTCCGTTGTTTGGGAGTAGCTATCCAGATGACGCCTCATCTTTTGGGCAGGGGATAGGATGGCCCCCGAAAACGAGAAAGACCTCACTCGCTTCCCCTGCTCTCTCCATACACACGAGGTCAATACTGAGAGGCCAGTATGAACCACTCTTTCAATGTAAACGCCGCTTCCTACTTTGGCGTTGACGCCGCAATAATTCTTAACAACCTTTGCTTTTGGTGTGACAAAAACAGAGCAAACGGCAAAAACTTCCACGATAACCACTATTGGACGTTCAACAGCGTCAACGCTTTTTCAAAATTATTCCCTTATCTTTCCAGCAAAAAAATCAGGAACGCCCTCAATAAGCTTGAGCGTGAGGGTCTCATAATGTCCGGACGGTACAATCGAAAGGCATACGATCGTACAAAGTGGTATTCTGTTACCCAAAAAGGCTACCAAGCCAATAATGGTGCCATTTTCCCTAATGGGCAAATGGACTTGCCCTCAGAGGCAAATGCATTATGCCAAAAGGGCGAACCTATACCAGATGTAAACTCATATATAAACGCAGATGTAAACCATTATACAATCACGGAAGCCGCGATTGGCGTGCGCTTGTTTGCTGACCAGCTAGATGCCGATAAATACCCAGCGTGCAGGGAAGCTATTAGCGTACTCAAGGCTATGAAAAGGTCAGGAGCAAGCAACCTCTATGACGGCCCACTGACAGTCGAAGAGTGGGACAAAGCAGAGGCGGGGCTACAGGGCGTGATAGACAGGGGCGAGAACCTACAGGACATCATGATAGCGGCGTACAACGACAGGTTCAGGACGCCGACCTACTCACAGCCTGATAGCGTCAACCTGTGCTACTTTGTGCAGGGATACGACGAGTCAAACGACGGCAATAGACTGCTTCACATGGCGGCGGCCTACTAACGAATGCTGTATATCTCAACCACCACTCGTGGGTGTTCCTTGTCCACCCCGCCACGAACAAGCCTAAGGTCGTCTATGTTGCCGTCATCGGCAAACGCCCCTGCATGCTCAAGGGCGTCGGCGAGTTGCTTCCAGAAATTATCGAGGTCACGCCGCCGTTTGTCAGGCTCGTAGTAGGTCGCGACGACGCGCAGTCGCTTGTCACCCATCGGCGTAAACTCTCCGATGATTTTTTCGTACCATATCTCGGCATCGACAAGTTTTCGGTACTTCTTCGCCTCTGGATTGAGGTAAACGCGATTTCCAGAGTGCCGCCAATATCGATTCCCAGACGGCGGGAAGGGGATGGTTACCTTCTGCATAATATCTCTATAACGTAGGTATGAAATACTTGCGCCGCGTTAATGCCTCAGTGGCATAGCGAAGTGCATCCAAAAAATTGTTGTTTTTGTCTTCAATCATAGGTGTAATTTCACCAGTACGCTTGTCTGTCTTGTATGAATACAAGCTAAGCTCTTCTATTACACGCTTGCAACTTGGGTCAACAACAATGTTATATCCTTTTAGGCGTGCAATACCATCCTCAATACTGCCCTTACCCTTCTTTGAGGCGACAACATTAAATCCATTTCGGTTCATGTAACTGATGGTCTCAGGGCGCGCCGAATCTGCTGTGATTTTCCACCGCCTGTCGTGCACAACGGTATCAAGGAGCCTTGGCGTGTCGTCAATCTCAATACCAACGCCACCCGCCTCTCGGTCAACATACAGCGTCTTGCCATCAATCCAGCACCGAACTATAGCCGTTGGATCTTGCGCAAAGCCCCAGTCCGCGCCGTAGTAGAACACGGTATCCTCTGGCGGCTCAGGAACAGGGGCAATGCTCCAACACCCGTAGAATACCTGCGCATTTGAGTGCATGACGGGTTCGCCGAGCCAGACGTGACGATACTTATCTGGGTCGCGGCTGCGGTCCCACTCCATTTGTTGGCGCAGGACGTCGGGGAACCACGGATTGTCATAATAGTTGACTTTGCGAATCAACGTATCTGGCGGCGGACCGTCTTTGCCAAAAAACATCTTGTCAACGGGGTCCGTCTTCATACCTCGGTTGAAGGTCCACCAAATTTCGGAACCATCGGCGCGGATTGTTGGGATCAGCAAGTCAATAGATTCCTGCGAAATGGTCTGCGCCTCTTCTACCCAAACCTTGGTGACGCCCTCCATGGACTTGATGCTTTCGGGGTTCGTCTTGAGTCCCGCAAACATAATCAGGGAATCAGTAGCTGGGTACGCAATCTCCGAGCGATAAATTTTGAACCCCTTGTATCCGCGCCGCTCTATCTCGTCTTCCAGCAGACGCTTTACCGACTCCTTGATTGACGTCTGGAACTCACGGGTGCACAAGATTCGCTCATGCCCCATCTGCGTGAAAATGCAAAGAGCCGCCCCGAAACTCCGGCTCTTAGAGGAGCCTCGCCCCCCATATGCAACCTTGTGTCGGTGCGGCTCAAAGTACGGTTCAAACCACGTTGGGAATTGTACGTTACTCTTCTGTGTCATCGCCCTTCACAAATTCGACCTTAATCGTCGATTTGGTCTTAATCTCTCCGCCGTCTGGTCCAGAGTGCTCAAGCGCCTGTTTGTCTCTCCACTGTTCTGGCTGTCGATTCTTAAGCCAAAAAATAGCAGCAGTTGTGTCAGGCGGATAGTTCTTCACAGTTGGAACAACCATCGCGCTTCCATCATTGTTGAAAATCTTTTCTTCACGACAAGAATATCCTGTAGCACGCTCATAAAGACTACGCTCAACTCTTTTGTCGGCGTGTTCCTTCCAATCCTTTAAGGCGTTGCAAAACTCTTCATGCTTTCCCTTCCAGCGATGCCAAGTAGCTACATCTACTTCAAAGAACTCTGCCATTTGCAG